TTTGTATCTTGTAATGATCCAGAATCTCTCTGGATCGGTGAAATGATTAAAGAAGGTGAAGCAAGATATCAAAACTGGCAAAAAAAAGTACAATCACTTTCATACGTTTTCAAGGAAGAGAGTCAATCTCTATTTGAAGAAAATAAATTTGAGGATGTCTTTAAGTGTTCAAAAGGACATCCGGTTGTTTTGAAAAAATATTTGAGCGGCAAAATTTCATTAGAAACAATGGTTCTTTTGGATAAAATCTTTGCATACTCAAAAAACTTTGATAAGAAACTTCAAGACCCGGTGTGGCAAACCGTCAGTCGTCGGATTAAAAAATATAATCCATTTCTAAATATTGATGTATTTCGTTTTAAGCGAATTTTAAAAGAAGTAATTCTAGGAGAAAAATGAGTTTCTTTGATTCTGAAGTCGTTCGTGCAGAGATGACTGAAATTTCTGAACTGCAAGAAGAAATTTATGGAAGCGTTTTTAAGTTTTCTTCAATGACAAAAGAAGATAAGATTCAACATGTTAATCTTCTCGAAAAACTTTTGAATAAGCAACAGATTCTTTATACACGTTTAAGTCTTTCCGATGACTCTGAAGCAAAGGAGATGAAAAAGCGCATTACTGAATCTGCTGCAATGATGGGTCTTCCTTCTAATGTAGATATGAATATCATCTTTGGCAATATGACCAAAATGCTTGAGGCAATGAAGACACAGCTTGACAAAACGGGTTCCGACCTGTAGAATAACGAAGTACACAAAGGCCAAATCTCAACAAATACGAGGTACAAATGTCTAATTTTGCAAATCTGAAAAAGCAATCTTCTCTTGGTTCTCTGACTGAGAAACTTGTGAAGCAAGTGGAAAAAATGAATACCACTTCTGGTGGTGCTGATGAACGTCTCTGGAAACCAGAGATGGATAAAACTGGTGTAGGTTCTGCGGTTATTCGTTTTCTTCCTGCTCCTGATGGTGAAGATGTTCCTTGGGTAAAGATGTATACTCACGCTTTCCAAGGTGCAGGTGGTTGGTATATTGAAAATAGTCTGACTACACTTGGTCAGAAAGATCCCGTAAGTGAATACAATCGTGGTCTATGGAACAGTGGTAGTGAAAAAGATAAAGATACTGTTCGTAAGCAAAAGCGCAAACTGTCTTACTACTCCAACATTTATGTTGTAAAAGATCCCACAAATCCTCAAAACGAAGGTAAAGTATTTCTATTTAAGTATGGTAAAAAGATCTTTGATAAGATTCTGAATGCTATGCAACCTGAGTTTGATGATGAAGATCCGATCAATCCTTTTGACTTCTGGCAAGGTGCAAACTTCAAAATCAAGATCGTAAAGAAAGACGGTTACTGGAATTACGATAAGTCTGAGTTTGATCGTGTTGCTCCTCTCCTGAATGATGACGATGCACTTGAAGCAATCTGGAAGAAACAGTATTCTCTCTCTGCAATCACTGCTCTAGATCAATTCAAGTCATACGAAGATCTTGAGAAGCGTATGAATTATGTTCTTGGTATTAGTGGAACGAACACTCCTACTCAGTCTCGTGCTGTGGTGGAACAAGAAGATGAATATGAATCTTATAGTGCTCCTGTAAGTCGTGAAAGTAAAGTAATGGAAGAACTTGAAGAGTCCTACAATCGCAGTAAGACTCCCTCGCTTCCTAAGATTACTTCAGATGACGAAGATGAAGATGATGCACTCAGCTATTTTCAAAAACTTGCTGAAGATTGATCATTCATAAAGTCTGATATTGTCTCCTTTCTTAAGGTTCTCAGTGACGTATTGCTGGGAACCTTTTTTGTATGGCATAATATCATCAATATCATTAAAGATTACATTTAGATATATTGGTTTAAGAATGAAAATGTTTCTTTTTTCTTCCTCTACACCTAATTCATATTCATAGTTAGTAACTTCTTTTATAAAATTAGTCGTAGGAACTAAAACAGAAGATCCAAGTCCAGCATCCCAATATTCATAGTACCTTGCAGATGAACTAAAAACTATTGGTTCTCCGGTATTATCAGATATTGATCTTTCTGGTATTGTAAATAAAACTTGTTCTCTTCTTGGATTCGATAATGTTGGTTTTGTGTTATTAGGAATATCTGAAAGTTCATACTTGAATGCAAAAACAACATTATTAGATTTTGTAATTACTTCTGTTATTACATGCTTACCGTTATATTGACGTTCTGATACATTTTCTATGGTTATTTGATCCCCAATATCAACTCCAAGTAAACCATTGACCATAGAAACCGTAACGACATTTGTTGGAACTGTTCTTAAAGTTTTATAGTTATAAGATTCTGCGGAAATATCTGCAATTTGTGAATTGATAGTCTCAATAAAATTTCCATTAGTTTTCCAAGTTGGAGAAATACGAATACCACTATTAAGGACTGTAACTCCTAATGAGTTTTTAATTTCTATAGTTTCATAATGGTGAATTCCATTATATAAAATTTCGTATGCAAGTTCATCAGTGAGGACAATTTCTGATTCACTAACATTTGCCCCACGTTTTTGATAATACTCTATCGCTGCTTGCATTGTTCCATATTTTTCTAACATTATTTTATTAAAAATTCTTTGATTCATTGGCCATTCTGACTGAACATTCAGAATATTATTTGAAATAAGAATAACCCAATCTAAAGTTGAGTCTCCATAAAATTTAGCAGCAATATTATCAGGTCTTTCGTTACCTATGATTGAATATTTTTCAAAATATGCAAGGTTACCAAAAATATCTTCACGAAGTTTTCCACGTTTGAATAGATTCTTGACTGGAATATATTCTGAGATATATTTTTCTCCTGGATTTCTGGAGACGTAATCAAAATTAGGAACTTGTCTAAAGTATGGTTTAGTCATTTTAGAAACCTATATCGTGAGGATAATCCTTATAATCAGTATCGTAAATAGGAGTTAGTTCTTGGAACTGAAGAGATAGTGTATATGCAACCATTGTCCCATCTTCATATGTCATATAACTTCCTAGTGGTGTATAATCAACCGAGCAGTTTGTTAGAGCACACGCCTTCACATCCTTGTCCTGTGGTGTAATTTGATTTATACCGGGATGATTTTCGGTTTCTCCTTTTAAATAACGAATAGTAAAAACATGGGGTGCTCTTAAAAACAATCCATCGGATGTTTTACGAACAGCCATATGATACTTAAAGTATTTGATAATTGCTTTTATTGTTCTTGCTTCTTGTTCATTTCTAGCAGACATTTTAAATTGGAAGGAGAAAGGTCTTAATTGAGGACCTTGGAAAAGCAATTCAAGGTTTGGATTAAGAACCACATTATCAGTTCTTGCAAGGACGTTATTAATACCTGCTGCTTGTCCTGCAAGATATTTTTTTATTAGTTCTTGATTTTGAGATATGTTTTCATATAAATCTTTCATAAAACCTGAAATTGAGCTTTGGATATCTCCTTCATTCATAAAAGAACTAGATGCTTGGTACAAAGCAGACTCAATTGCATTTACACTATCAGGACCCCAATCAACTGAGTTTTGATCACTTATCGGTGATTGTATTGCCAAACAAATTGGTCCATCTACTGGTTCATATGCTGCTTGTGGAAATTGAAATCCAAGTCCTGCGCCAGTAGGTTCTCCTCTTTTTATTTGACATGCTTGAAATTTTATTTTATCTTGCTCCAATTTCATTGATATTGGATATCTCAATCCAGAACTTCCTCTACCTCCCGCAACAGGTATGTCTGTAAGTTCTTCAAGTTGATTGGTTCCAGTTTGTCCTGGACTCGGTAATGTAGGCGCAGGGGGTGGAGTGGGTGGAGCTCCACCTGTTTGTTCTGGATTTGGAGATGGAGTAGATGCTCCAGCAGATTTCCAACCTATAGAATCTGCTTTTGATATTAATTCTTTTCCTAAAGAATTTTGTATTAAAAGAGTAGTAGTTGGTGTGTATCCATAAGAAGCAACATATAGTCCATCATTTGCTATTTCTTGAATACTATTTGCCGTAGTTTTTGGTCCATTTGGATCCGATGTTGTGGGATATCTAAATTCTACAACATTTAAATTGTTTACCCTATACTCTAAATTTTTTATTGCACGGTTTGTACTATTGACATTTAGTTTAATCCAATCTGTTTGTATATTGTTCTTTCTTGCATTTGAAGGTGGGTTTGAAATTTTAATTTGCCCATTAGGTATGTTTGGCGACTTGGGAGACCAAATAGTATTTGTAGACATCAGAACTCCTCCTCATTTACAAGAGGATTGGTTATCTCAATTTTTTGTAGAGTATGAGACATTTATAAGGAGTTTTTTATTTATTTAGACGGAATTTTGCATAAGGTATGGATAGCATTTCATCAAGTTCATTGTATTTTATAACGTGAAGTTTTCCTGCAACTTCTTCCCAAGTATAATTTCTTGATTCTCTCCAATGAAAATTGATTGCTTTGAATCCCCACTTTTGAAGTTCGGTGCAAGCAATCAGTGGATGTTGATCGTATTCAATATTTGGAGTCTTGGGATTGTAAATGAAGGTATAAAACTTTCCTGGTTCTGGATATAACACTTCTTCCCTTAAAGTGTCCATAATAACCAGCATTAAGTCTTCTGGATCACTTATACCCTCATTATTAATTCTCTTTAGAAGTTGTTTTATTCTTAGAGTTGTTGTGCTTTTTTCTGTATACTGACCGAAACCTTCTGCCATTAGTTAAACAACTCTT